AGATTAAAGTTGTAGTGGAGAACGGGCAGTGTACACTGTATTCTTTTAGCTTGGACGATGGACAAAGTGGAACATTAGTAGAAAAAGTTCAGCTCAAAAAAGAAGTAATTAATAATTTTGAGTTTGTAGTAAACCCAACACTACTTCAGCAGGTTCTGGACCGTAGTAAAGGTTCGTTTTTTTATGATCCAGTTGGCAAGATTATTTTAATACGTGCTAGTAAATTACAGGTTCTAATACAAACTAAGGAATAGTATGGCTAAGCAAAAAGCATTTTTTCTCAGTCCATTAGAAATATACAAAAAGGAACATCCAGATGCCTTTAAAAAGAAGAAGAGATCTGGAGGAAGTTCCTCGAAGCCTAAAAAGCAAAAAGTTTACAACTGCGAAACTTGTGGTTTGTCTACAAAATGTAAATTTCCCAAACTAAAAAGGTATGGAAAAGGGGAGAAGGGAATCCTTATCGTAGGTCTTTGTCCTGGAAGAACTGAGGATAAACACGGAATTCCTCTTATAGGTCCATCTGGATCCTTCCTAAAAAAGAAACTGGGGTTTTTTGGTATAGATTTAGATCGTGACTGTGTGCGAACAAATATAGTTCAGTGTTTCCCAGGACTAAACAAGGACGGCAGCGATATTAAACCCACTAACGATCAAATTCTTTCTTGTGCCCCTAACCTCCAAAAAGATATCGAAGAGATAAAACCTAAGTTAATTATTGCTCTTGGAACTAAAGCAATACAATCTCTTATCAATACTAAAGGAATTTCCTCCTTCACTGTTTCAGGAACTCACGGTCTTTGCTTTCCTAATCAACAATATGGAACTTGGGTAGGATGCTCTTATCATCCCTCCTTTTTCTGTAGAAAGAAGAGTAAACCTAGTCCAATAAAAGACGATATTATCTTTATGAATGATCTGGCCGATATCCTTTCAGTTCTCGGCGAACCCCTCCCCAAACCTTTTACTGAGGAAGGAAACTTACTCATAACAGATTTCAAAGAAGCGATGGACTATATCGAATATATTATAGACAGTGGTAAACCTACAACCCATGACTTTGAAACTAACAGTACAAGTTGCTACATAGATGATCCTAGAATATATACAGTTTCTATTTCCAATAGTATAGATGAGGCAGCCTGCATTCCTCTTGACTTTCGGAGAAATGGAGATACAATTTTTACTGAGGAACAACTAGTAAAAATAGTGTGTCGATTTAATGAATACTTAAAAAGTGATATACCAAAAATAGCTCAAAACTATTATATGGAGGAGTTGTGGGGAAGAAATGTTCTTGGACAATCTATGAACAATTTTGTTCATGATACTATGGTAGCTGCACATGTTCTTAATTGTAGAAGGTTAACGACAAATTTAGGTTTTCAGGCCTACCAATTAGCTGGGCATGATTACAAAAAAATGGTAAATACCAGTAAGCTTTCGGAAGAAACATTGGAACAGGTTGCTTGTTACAATAACTGGGACTCAAGATACACTTTGCTTTCTTACTATGATCAGAAAAGAAGATTATCTGTAGATCCAGATTTGGACAAATTTAATACTTGGCTGAACGGATGTCTACCTTCCTTAGCAAATTTAAAAGATCGGGGAATGAATATAAACCAGGAAGTTCTAGATGATTTATATGAGAAGTATGAGGGAGAAAGATCTAAAATACTTGCTGGAATACAGAAGTTGAAAAAGGTTCAAGAATTTAAATCTATTGAGGACAATAAAGATAATAAAAGATCGTTTAATCCGGATTCTAGTAAACAGCTAGGAGAGTTAATATACGATCTTTGGGGAGAACCTAAAACGAAAAAAACAAAAGGAGGAAAAGGTTCTACGGATAAGGAAGCTTTAGTTGAAATAGCTGAAAACTCAAAAAATTCTGAAGTTAAAGGTTTCGTAACATCTCTCCTTCGTGCAAGAAAATGTTCAAGTTTAACTGAACGCGTCGAGAATTATAGAAGATTTATGGATCCAAACGCAGTTGTCCACCCTACTTTCTACATGAACACTTCGGCTACGTACCGATCTTCCTGTGTTGGTCCCAATGCTCAAAATGTTTTTAACCATGACGAAGAACTTCAAGTATTTAGAAAATGTGTAGTTCCTCGGCCAGGAAATATTTTATTAGAAGCAGATTACTCTGGAATGGAAGTAGGGGGAATATGTATGATGTCTGGCGATACAGAGTTGGAACGTCAGCTTATTCTAAAGAAACAATTAACAAAAGAAAATCCAGATGTAGTAAATCCTTGGGACACACACCGAAGATGGTCAAGTAGAATATTCGAAGTGGATATTGAAAAAGTAACAAAACAACAGCGGTACGCTGGAAAGAATGGTTTTGTATTTCCAGGTTTTTATGGTTCAGAACCTAAAGCAATGGTTCGATACGAAGATTTTAGAGGAATATCAGAAAAACATTTAAGGGAAGTATACGATCAGTTTTGGGAAGAGTACAAGGACGTTAGAAAATGGCAAAAGGAACAAATAAAATATTACAATTTAAATGGGTGTTATCTTGGACCTATGGGGTGTAAGCGGCCTGGACCATTATCTTTGTTCCAACTATACAACAATAATATACAGGGTTTAGCTTTTCATTTACTTCTCGATGCTTTACAAAGAATAGATGATGAGATGATAAAGAGAGGAATGAAGTCTTGGGCCTTTTTGGAAATACATGATAGCATAACATTCGATGTAGTTCCAGAAGAGTTATTGGATGTAGTCGAACTTTCTACCGAAATAATGGAGTCAAAGAGATTCGATTGGCAAAGAAATGTGCCGTTAGAAGTAGAATGGGAAGCTTCTTGTACAAGCTGGTACGATAAGAATAAGGAAACTTTTAAGGAACTGGTGGGCATATGAAAACTGTAGAAAATATATACAAATATATAGCTACTCTTCATCTTTTTCACAGCCAAGTTTGGGAGAAGTATGTAGGATATAGTAGTCAAGGGGAGGGTATTAGTAGACCAACAAAAACCCTTTTATCTGAAATAGAACAAGAAATAAAACATGCGGAAGAAAAAGTAGCTTCTTATCCTCAAATGAAATATTGTATGTTACCTTGGATGGTAGATGTTTGTGGAAACTGTAGCGAAGTTGATACTAATACCATGGAACAGGCTCTAGAAGATTTAAATATCGAAAATTTTATATGTAAAAACGGAAGTATAGCTGAATCTGTACAATCAGCTATCAGAAGTTGGGGATTCAAAATAACTGATAGAGGAGGAGGTGTAGGAGGATGGCATATCGGAGTCCCTTGTGATGATCATTACTCCGAACAACTTTGCTGTCTTCTCCATCAAAAATTTAAATACGCTATCGAGAAAGAATACATCACAATTTATAAACGTTTCTGGGGATTCAAAATAAAAGATTTATACAACTGGACTGAAGTTGAACAGTGGGTGGACATAAATGGGTTAGACACTGAACTTTATAATAGATTAGTAGATAAATATAAAGTTGAAATAGCACGAAAGTAATTTTAAAATACTTCTTAAGAAAGAATTGGTGTAGCATGAAAAAGATAGTTGTGTGGTCTGGAGGTTTAGATTCTACATTACTTCTAAACAACTTAGCTAAAGAATCCTCAGAGGAAAATCCTGTATTCGCCTTTTCGTTCAAGCTTCACATCATACATGACATTAAAGATAAAATGGAAGTGCGAGCTAGAAAAAATTATTTGAAATATGCCAAGCAGCAGGGGTATCATATAGAGCACAATGTAATCACAATTGATGGTCCCGGGTATCCTTCAGAAACTTGGGCCCAGCAGAAAAGCTGGTTGTGTTTTATCCTACCCTATATGCCTAACAATTGTGAGATAAACTTTGGATATATTCAAAGCGACAGTATTTGGCCTGCTTTAGATAATCATCTAAAAATACTTGAAAATTTTCAATATCTCGGAGGGATTGGAGATTCTCGGCTGAGCTTTCCTTTTACCTTTAAAGAAAAATGGGAAGTTCTAAAAGAATTTCAAGAAGAGGGAATTCCAGAGAACTGTTTTTGGACATGTGAAAAACCACTAAAAAAGCCTATTACTCCATGTGGTAAATGTGAACCTTGTATCCATTTAAAAATGGCAAAACAAGAATTACAGTATAGAAAATCAATAAACAGGGTGTAGAATTAAAACAGATAAAATCTTTTGTTTTTCAGAAATAAGTTCTTAAGAAAGAATTCTAAAGTATGTATAATATAATGATCGACAAGAAAATATAATAATTTTGAAGGAGAATAAAATGTCAGAAGAAGCAACAAAAACAAGACCGGAGGATTTGAAGTTAATTGATCGAGCAGAAGTAACAAAGACTTTGGCTCCAACTGAAAATTTAGATTTTACTGATCTAAAGCCAGGAGATGATATAGATGTTCGTTTTTTCGGAACCAAGGACGAACCTCGTGTAGATCTCGGAGGTACGGAATTTCGTATTCTTCCTAAAGCACTGGAAGCAACGGCGAGATGCATAGGAATGCCGGCAAAGTATGTAAGTAGATGCCCGGCCGATCTTTTGTTTCCTCATTTAAACTATTGGTTCGGGGAAGGTATGTCGAATCCTATTCGTGCCATCTCCAGTGAAGATACATTACTGGGTATGACTGCCGATCGAGTTAAGACTCAAGTAGTTTCAAACGAGAGACTGCTTCGATTGGCCGAAGAGAAAATTGGCACCGATCACATAGTTGGATATCACCAAGTTTATTCAGATCTCAAGTATTCTTCAATGGCTCTCGTAACCGACAAGTCTTTTGAGCCAGTAAATCAGGATACACTATTCGGTGGAATTAAAATTTCTAATAGTATTTTGGGTAAAGATACAATAGAGGTTAGTCCTTATATTTTCCGCCAATGGTGTTCAAACGGAGCTATCACAGAACAGGCCCTGGGTAAGTATACCAGAAAGAAACACGATAATCTGGACGGTTGGTTACAAGAAATTATCGAAGGAGCAGATAGTCAGTTAGATCAGGAATTTGATCGTATTCGTCATCTTACTACAGTCTCAGTTAAAGGACACGTAGCAGAAACGGTAAATGGAGTTGGGGACGATAGAAACCTTCCAGGAAAAGTAGTCGAAGAGGTTTTGAACGAAGCTATTGCCAGCAAGGCGGAAACAATGTACGACATCTATAATGCCTTTACTAAAATTGCAAGTCACAGTACGGAGTTAACCCCCATGTCCGCAAATAGACTTCAGCATGCTGCCGGCGTGATTACGAAGAACCATGAAATTTGTTCACAGTGCCATCGGGTATTAAACTAAACATTATTTCCCCTCCTTCAGTAGGTCCGGTTGGTTACGGAACCATTTATCCGACACGGGAATGTGGGGACGGACCTGAAATTTTAAAAGGATATAAAAATGACTAAATATCAAACTTCAATTTCTAACTTTAAAAAAGATCTAAAAGAAATTTTAATGAATTACTTATTCTCCCCTTCTACAGAAGAGGTTAAAATCCAAATTCGAGAAGATATAGAATCAACTCTTAAAAACAATGGACTTTACCCAGGAACAATTTCCATTTCTGAAACTGAGCACAACTTAGATGTAAATGTTCACTTACACAAATCTGTAATTTGTGCTGTAGTAAGCTTAACTCCAGTTCAAATTTCAGAATTACAAAAATAAACCAGGAGCAGGTGGAATGCTTTACCAGGAAATAAGACCTAAAACATTTGATTTGGTAATTGGAAACAATACTACTATAGGTTCTCTCAGGAAGTTAGTCAAGAGAAAACCAAAAGATCGTCCCCATACTATCCTCCTCAGTGGTCCAAGAGGATGCGGCAAAACCACACTTGGTCGAATTATAGCTACGGAATTTAAAGCTGCAGGAGATAAAGCCCAAGAACTGAATGCTGCCGATGTTTGTGGAATAGACGCTGTTCGAGCCATAGCAGATCAAATATCCTTTCGCCCCATTGGCGGAGGAACAACTGTTTATATTCTAGACGAGTGTCATCGTCTCACGAAGGCTGCCCAATCTGCTTTACTAAAGATAACAGAGGATACTCCCGAACATGTGTACTTTATTTTATGCACTACAGATCCTCAACTTCTTCTCCCAACATTGAGGAATAGATGTTCGAAGTATGAAGTTGAACCTTTAAAGTCAAAAAATATATTGCAGATCCTTAAAAATGCTTGTAAGGAAAAGGATTTAGATATAGATGAAGAGATTTTGGATGTCATTTCAAAGAACTGCGATAGAACCCCTCGAACTGCTCTCGTCTTACTTGAAAAAATAATGGACTTAACTGATCCCGATGAGATAGCAGATGTTATTGTTTCTGAGATAAAAATACAGGAAAACGGAGAATTTTTTAACTTATGTAAATTGCTTTTACTTCATCCTGAGAAAAGAAAAAAGAATTGGCAAAAAATACTGAATGAGTACTATAAATTAAATTCAGAGACAGAACAGATTAGGGCCGGAATCCTAACTTTTATGAGAAAACAATTATCAAAAATTGATCCTGAAGATACTGAGTATGCACAGGATGTGGGAAGGACAATGGAAATACTTTGTACCAATACCTTTTATGGAGGAACGAATTTATTAATAGTTCTACTGTTAAAGATCTGTTTAGGGGATTGGAAAGATAAGTAGTTAATATAGAGGCAGTAAAATGAAAAAGGGTATAAAAAATTTGTTGCGTGTGTTCCTGTTCATATCATTATTATTAATAGCAGTAGTTATATTTGCAATAATTCCTATCATTTGTTTTGCCCCATTGTCCCAACACCAGACAGCTATACGAAATCCTATTTGTCCTAACTGTAAAGTGGGGACAAAAAGAGTGTATATGGGTACAAAATATATAAAAGTAGATAATCCATTCATTTACAACGAACAAGGAAATATTATTTCTGGAACGTCTTGTATAAAAATTGAAACGTGGAAATGCTTGAAATGTGGAACTGTATACATGTGGTATGAAGATTTATCTGATTTGTTAGGAGAAGGATATTACAAACCGAACATGAGTTTTGAAATTAATTTGAAAGAGTAAAATGCGATGTCCAGATTTAGAAGGCAATTGTAGTAAGTTAGAAGAGAAGCAACAAAGAATAGACGAGTTAAAGAAAACGTTAAGACGTTGTTTATCCGCGGGAAAATCTAATTTGGGCGGATTCATCTGGGATGAAATTATAGAACAACTAGAAAAATGAAATTTAATTTTCAGAAAGGAACATAATTATGGCAGTAGATCGAACAGCAGATTTGGAGAAAGAATTTAGTAAATCTTCAGGAGGAAACTATTTCAATTATGTTGATACAGCAAAATTGGAACGTTTAGGCATTACTCAATATAAACCGTCTCTTGGAGAGAATGCTATACGTATTGTTTTCCCACCAGATCGTCCTGGAGTTTATGGGCTTGAGATTTTTAAGCATTCTAATGTAGGAGTAAACCGGAAGACTTTCTTGTGTAAAAAGAGAATGTTCGACGAGCGTTGTCCTGTATGTGAATACGCGGACACCCTACGCAAAGACGATCCGCAGGATGAAAGGGCTAAGGCTCTTAATCCGAGTCGTAGATACTTATTCTTTGTTGTAGATGTGATGTCTGATGATTCAATAGACAAGGGAATTCGATGGTTTGATTGTCCAGTAGGGGTATGGAATGAGATTAAATCCCGGTCGAAGGCCAGACGACGTCGTGGAGCGAATGCAGGAGAAAAGTTTAAGAAAATTATTGATGTCAGCCATCCTTCAGAAGGGCGAGATATTTTCTTTGAGCAAGTAAAAGAAAAGGGAAATTATTCTTACGAAGGAGTAACTTTAGAGGAAACGGAACCTATTCCGGAGGATTGGTACGCTGACCTTCCTGAGTTCAATGATATCTTAAAGAATTCTACTGATGAGGAAATGGAAGAAGCATGTACTTGTGAACCTGAGGAAGATGAAAAACAAGATCCGAAAGTAAACGACGATAATTCACAAAAAGTAGAGGAGGATATTTCACAGGAAACAGAGGAGGAAGTTGAATCTGCAGCTCCCCCAGTTGAAGAAGAGGAGAAACCGGAAGCTGAAGAAGGGACTAATCGTAGAGTTTCTTCTAGACGTATGAGTAGATCTAGGGAATCGGCTCAAGAAGATGAGCAGAATATGAAGGACAAAGTTAAGAGTCGATTGGCTCGAGCTAGAGCTGCTAGATCTGGTGGGGAGGAATAATGAATTTAATCCCTCCGAGCCGAGTCCGTCTTAGACTTGCTAAAATATTTTCTGACGACATAAAAGAAATAAGATCTGGCGAGAAACTGTAAATTTTATTGCTGATAGTTACGAAGAAGATTACAACCGTTGTATGGAAACCTGTAAGGATATTTTAACTGACGAAAAGAAAATGAAAGAGAGGTAAAAAAATGAGTAAGTTAAGTATTGTATTATTAGTTATGACAATCTGTTCTATAGTTTGTACTCCAGTTCCGACTAAAGCAGGAGTTGATGACTGGGTTGTACAAGTAACCTGTGATTCTGATGATTATACAAACGCCGGGGTATATAATACAAGTGGGGAATTTACGGCCTACGCTGATGCAATAGATCAGATTATTTATGCTGGAGCTAACATAACTGCATCGTTACATAAAGACAACATACTCCCGTATGCCAGCATAAACGGATGGTCTTGGGCTCATTTGAAGTATTCTTTTTACTATACAGGAGAAGGTGACCCGACGCCGGTAAAAATAACGTTAGATTATGATGCTATAGGGTGTATGACCGGAGCAGGAGCAGGTTATCGGTCTTCAGGAAAATCAGATCAGTGCTGTATTGAAATAGAAGCCGAAGGAGTTTTTGGCGGACCCCAAATAAGTTGTTACCAAGAGTACGAAGGAGTAGGTTGTATAGGAAGTAGTCCAAGCAGCGATTTGGAAACAACTCCCTGGCCTGAGGATGATTTTAGCTTAGGCGAATTAGAAGAATACGAAATTTATGGCACAGATGTAGTTTACTTAGATTCTGAACAAGGATGGACATCTACGTGTTCGAAATCCTTTGTTGTTACTAGTTCTGGATCGTCAGTATATGTTAGTGTAGGTATGGAAGGATCTGCCGCAATGTCGAAAACGGATCCTAATCCTTGGGGTTTTGCTTTAATAGATAGTTGGTACCTCGTGGAAGTGGATTGGAGTAAATCTGAACCCGATTAATAGCTGAACTGTTAGATCAAATAGAAGTGAGTAATAAGTCTATTAAGCAGAAAAGTTGCCCGCTTGAGGGAGAAAAATTGTGAACTGATCGGCCGGTAGCTTATAGTTCATAATGCGAGACCGGGAATCCTTCTGGTATTCTGCTTATTACAGTATTGGAGAACATACATATGCATCCTGAATTTGAAACTGAATTGGAAGAGTTATCAGAAGCATTGGAGGAATGTCGTCCAATGTTAAAATTAAATCCTTCGGAATTGGATAAGGAATGTAGAGAGCAGCCTGAGAAATATGAGATGATTGGCCAATTAGCTACTAGAGCTAAATTTTTATCTCGAAAAGCTAAGGATGCTATGGAGTACGTAGAGTCCGACCTTAGAAGTAAAATCAGAAAAGATCCTGAGAAGTTTGGACTAAACGGAAAAATTACGGAGGGTACTGTTTCTGAAACAGTAGAAATTCAAGATGAATTAAGAGAAGCTAAATCTGACTATATTGAATTGTCCAGAGTAGCAGACAGTTTTTCTGTTTTAGTGTCCTCGATGGAACAAAGAAAAGCTATGCTGCGTGATTTGGTTTCCTTATTCGTTCACAAATATTATCAAGGACAATCGCTCTCCGGGGAAGAAAAAGGACTTAACGATGTTTTTGAAGAGGAATTAGCAAATCAAAGAGACGAAGATATTCACGAAGAAGATAAATAAGGTGGAAAAATTAGTATGTCAAAGAAAGATATTTCTGAACAAATAAAAGACTCGTCAAAAGAATGTCTCGACACTGTAGAACTGGCAGAAGTTAAACAGTGGATTCCTACAGGTTGTACAGTTTTAGATTCTGCAGTGTCTAATAGATATCCTGGAGGTATTCCTTTAGGTAGAGTAATTCATATCTTCGGTGGGGGTAGCACAGCAAAATCTGTTCTTGCTACGATGATTTGTGGATATGCCCAAAGAGCTGGAATCCAAACTTACTACGCCGATGTTGAACATACCTTAGATCCTCACTTTGCTAAAATTTTCGGTCTTGATACTGAAAAAGTGGAGGTAGGACATCCTGAAAGTATTGAACAGCTCTTTGATGAATATCTTGCAGACATTATTTATGAGCGAACACCTTCCGGAAGAATTAAGGGTATAAACAAAAATCCTAAATTCATAGTTGTCGATTCCGTTACTGCCCTCCCTACTGAAGTTGAACTAAAGGAGGATATGAAGGACGGAACTTATGGCACTTCCAGAGCCAAACAAATGAGTAAAGGATTTAGAAAGTATCTTTTCGCTTTAGCAGAAAGCAATACGACTCTCTTTTGCATAGATCAAACTCGAGATAATTTAGGGTCAGGTTTTGGAAACAAGGAAGTTACTTCTGGAGGGAGAGCTTTAGAATATTATAGTTCAGTTCAAATCCATTTAAAGCATGACAGTAGGATAAAAAATTCCTCCGACGTCATCACAGGTATCTGGGTGGGTTTTAAGATTGTAAAGAACAAAGTTTCTCCTCCTTTCCGAGAGGGTAGATTTAAAGTTCTATTTGATTATGGGTTAGATAACATCTCCTCCAATCTTTACTACCTTTCTCTAATTCAAAACGGTAAAGATGCTGCAAAGAAGAAAACAACTAAGATAAGTCTTTTTGGGGAGGAAAAGAAATTTGCTACTTGGGTTAAGTGCATTGAGGAAGAGGAGAAAGAAATAGAACTTCGAAAAGAAGTTTGGAAAGTATGGCAAGAAGCACATAAATCAGAACAGAGGAAACCGAGGAAATGGTAAAAATACTATTATTGATAGATAATTTACTTAACTCTGAGGAAGGATGGGTAGTGCAACACTCCTGGGAGGAAGGAAATGTATTTTATGTGCTTATAAGAAATATGGGGAAACCGAGGAAATGGTAGAGGAGAAAAAGCTTATAGTTGATAATCAAGCTCTTAAAACAAGACCTGGAGATTATAAATCTGAGAACTACTTCCGTGCTGTCGATTGTTTAGAGGATAACAGAAGAATAGTAATGAGAAGAGCGGAAGGACGTTGTGTAACAGTTAATGATACAGCTTGGATGATGAGAATCCTCCCCTACGTTGCCAACTACTTTTTTGTAGATAGAGATCTTCTCTTACAGTATTGGTCTGAGAAATATGCTGTGAAGGCAATGAATGAGATTACACAAATAAATGCCGAACTAGGAGAGTGAAATGGACAAACATTATTACATTGGAATAGATCCTGGACTATCGGGAGGAATAGCTGTTATAACCTCCGAAGGAGAAGTAATAAAAGTGTTTGATCCTCCCATAGTTGAATATAAAAAAGGTAAAAAGAAAAAACGCGAGTACAATGTTCCATATTTATCTACTCAATTCAAGGCAATAAATAAAACTTATTCTCCCTGTATTGCAGCACTCGAAAAAATGCAGTCCCTGCCCCCTGGAATTCGGATACAAGCTACATTTAGTTTAGGGTATTCCCAAGGTTTTTACGAAGGTATATTGGCTGCATTAGAAATACCGTACGAGTTAATTGTCCCAAAAACATGGCAGAAATCTTTTGAAATTACTTCTAATAAGGGAGATACCAAAGCACAATCGTATATGATAGCCAGCAAGCTATTCCCTGGAGCAGAAATTACTGGTCCTAGAGGAGGAAAGAAAGACGGACGATCTGATGCTTTACTTATAGCAGAATGGCTACGTAGGAAGAATTATGGAGGCGAAAGATAACTAAAAGAACTCCAAAACAAAAAGACACTAATATACGATATATTCCTAATCCTGAGGAAGCTGGGGACAGGATTATGAGAATGAATTGTGAGCACGATTCTAATATTGAACGAGAGAAAGTAATTAAAGCAGCTCAGAAGTATAAGAATTATTTTTTCAATACTTCGATACCAAATTTTGATTTTCCAGGTCCTGTTGTATTTATAGCGAATCCTAAGGAGGAACAGGATTTAGTTGTCCCAGAGACTATACCGGTAAAACATTTGGATAACATTATGTTTGTTAGACTGCATGTTTCTCCCACAAATCTTAGTAAAATAGTATTTATGATACAGCATTGGAGGTTTTTTTATGTTCCAATTGTCCTTACGTTCATGGCCTACTATGATCAGAATCCTCCTGGGACAATTATTCCTCCTAGAGAGAAATTACAGCATACTGCTTGGGACGAAAATATAAGGATATTGGAAGATAGATCTGAATTTGGTCGTATAGCTTACCAATGGAGGAAGCGTCACATCGACTCGTATTGGTGTCCTACAGAAGCCTTTATGTCTTATGTAACAAAGAAAATGAAAAAAGAAGGTGGAAAATTGGTTACTCGATGTGGGACTGTTGGTAGTAATCAGTGTAAAGATTGTAGAAATTGCGAAACATATTATTGGCAAACAAAAAAGCACTTAGCAGAAATCGCTTGAAATTATCAACGATAGGCGAAAAGAGGAAGAATTGTGGAGGCGAAAGGTGAATATAACAAAAGCTACAAATCGGGGAATATGGTATTTTGCTCATCCTTATAGTTGTAAAGATAAGAACGGCAATTTCATTTTGGCCGGGGAGGAAGCTAATTTTCGTTTGTGTAATTTTCGAGCAGCAGAATTATTAAAACGAGGATATAATATATACTCCCCTATTTCCCATACACACCCTATTCATTGTGCATGTGCTGAATTTTTAGCACGATCGGAACACGAATTGTGGTACCAATTAGACAATGAATTAATAGATAATGTCAACTGGTCAGGGATAATTCTAGCCCCAGGTTGGGAAAAATCCTCTGGATGTCGAGCAGAGAAAAAAAGGATAGAAGCTAAAAATCTTCCATCCTTACTTTATAAAGATATAGTAAAATGAAAAAGCAAGAAAGATCTAATAGAAAGGAACAGAATGAAATTAGTGAATATACTTACTGTGGACAACGAAGGAAATGAAAAAGAGCTTGCTATCAATCCAGATAATATAATGTTTGTGGACAAAGCCGCTATTCCTACTGGATTAAGTGGTGCTGGGAATGTCCCGCTGGTTAAGGATGGAACAGCCATTATATTTGTCGGAGGAGCGGCTCTCAGAACAAAAATGACTAAGGAAGAAGCAATTAAGCTTCTTACTGATAATGATCAAGAAACTACATCTTAAAAATTTCCAAGGACATAAAGATTCTCTTCTTGAACTGGGTCCTGGGATCAATACTATTATAGGAGAGAACGATCAGGGTAAAACCTCCGTCTTTCGTAGCGTAGATTGGGTTAGGAGAAATCGACCTCTGGGGGACGGCGTTATAAGAAAGGGGCAAGAATCTCCTGCTTCAGTCCTGCTCGAAACTAGTTCTTGTGCTATAACAAAAGAAAAAGGGACGAAAGTAAACTCATATTTACTTTCGGGAGTTGAAGAACCCTATACATCTTTTGGGCAGAATCCTCCTGAAGATATTGTTGAAGCTCTTAATTTACATGAAATTAACATCCAATCACAACTTGATCAACCATTTCTTGTTCTATCTTCGCCAGGACAGGTAGCTCAACATATCCGAAGCATCTCGGGACTAGACGTTGTTGACAAAGTTTCTTCTCTTCTTAAAAGTAAAACGTCGGAAAAGAAAAGTCTATTAAATAGTAAAAAAGAGGAACTAAAAGAAACTGAAGAAAAGCTTTCCATATTGGAAAAAGTGGATGTTGTAAAACTGGAACAGTTAATAACTGAGGCAGAGGAATTACAAGAAGAAAATCGAGAATTAGATAGCTCAGAATCTAAATTAGAATCTATCATTAGTGAGTATGTAGAATTAGAAAAAATTCAGATAAATCTTCCAGACGACGTCGATGCGAGCATAGAAAAAAGTGAATCGGTTATTTTAGATTTACAAGCGGGGGAGAGTAGTTACAATGCATTGTCAGAATTAGTAGAAGAGTTAGAAACAACGGAAAGAGAATTATCTAATCTACCTACAATAAATAAATCATTATTAGAAAAGATAGAACCTACTATAAATCAGTATAATAATATAGAGGGGAAGATAAATGTTTTAGAAGAAGTAATTTCTAATTGTCAGAATGTGGAAGAAGAAGAAAAGGGAATAGAAGAGAGAATGGAAAAAGAACTGGAAGTTTTGTTCTCTCTTCTTTCTGAACTTACAGAATGCCCATATTGTGGAAATAGATTGAATGACGACTCAAAAGAATTGTTGATAGGAAATAGTTAATGTATTTTTTTACTTCCGACGAACATTATGGCCATGCAAATATAATCAAACACTGCAATCGACCGTTTGGTTCCGTAGAACATATGAATGAAGTTTTAATTGCTCGACAGAATGAGAAGGTCGGAAAAAATGATATTGTTGTTCACGCTGGAGATTTTTGTTGGTCAAAAACACACAAAGAAGCTCAAGAAAAATATATTAGTAGATTAAATGGAAATCATATATTCATAAAAGGTTCGCACGATAAGTGGCTTCCGAGTTCCGCTAAATGTCGATGGCGAAAAACGATAGAAGGGAAGTTTATTACAGTCGATCATTATGCTGGAAGAACTTGGGAAAGAGCTTTCCATAAATCTTGGCAGTTATATGGTCATTGGCATAATTCTAATAAAAGAAATATTGGTTTACAGCATAATTTATGTGTGGACGCCAATAATTTTTATCCTCTTTCTTTTGAAGAAATTCGAGAAATAATGGAGGCCAAAGAAAGTTATTTGAATAGTTGGATTGGTGGAATTGATACTTGGTTATTAAAGAAAATGAGGATTTTATAATGGGCATAAAATGGTCTGGTATTTCGGAAGATCGGAAACATGAAATTTTCTATACTATAGATTCTAAAGAGGCTTTTATCAAAGCTGAAAAGAAAGGTTTAAAAGTCATAGTTCCTGAAGATAATCAATTGCAAATTGATATCGACGATGAAAACCAGCTAGCTGTTTTTGAGGAAAGAATAAAGAAGTTAAAAACTCATAATTTTGAAATTAAAGATGTGAAAATACAAGAATCAATCAGCGGTTCTCCCCATCGCCATATTTACATAACTTTGGAAGAACATTTTACAGATTTAGAGAGAATATTTTTACAATTATTTTTAGGTTCAGACCCAGTTCGAGAATTACTCTCTTATGAGAGAATTCGCGAAGGAGATGAGTATCCAACATTATTTTTGGAGAAAGAAGAGTGAAAAGCAGATGGACCTGTTTGGGAAGAATGTATTTTAATTATAGAAGAGATAGAAGATTAAAATGAAACTAGGTATTTTAGGCGATACACATTTTACTTCTCGCGGACCTTCGCGAAGATTGGATAACTACTTTGAGACTCAGACGGATAAACTGACTCAGGCTCTTAATATCTTCAGTCGAGAAAAATGTCAATTTGTTATTCAACCTGGGGATATGTTCGACACCCACACAGTTTCAAATGAAGTAAAAGCCAGAATTATTCGGATATTCCGAATAAATCACAATTTCCTTCCTATCTTCTGTGTTAGCGGGCAGCACGATATTAGCGGACATTCCTTATACACTTTAAAAAATAGCCCCCTAGCCGTTTTACAATCCGCCAATGTTATTAGAATACTAAATTCGAGCCCTATACATATACCCCTTCCAGGAAAAGAAAATCAATTTTTAGGATTATTTGGAGCAAGTTATGGTGAACCTGTCCCAAAACCTAAAAATGAAGATAACTTTAACATTCTTGTATTACATAAAATGATAGGGGACCGAGAATTATATCCAGGACAGGAATTGACGAAACCCAATCAGTTCTTGAGGAATAATTCCAGCTACCAACTCGTGATTGCTGGAGATTACCATTACCGTTTTAGTTCCCAGTACAAGGGAAGAACAATTATAAATGCTGGGTGTTTAGTTAGAAAGACAATAAGTAAATTTGATCTTGAACATAAACCTTCTGTAGCTATATTTGATACAGATACAAATAAAGTTCAATTTTTTGAATTAGAAGTAGAACCAATAGAAAAAGTATTCGACCTTTCTCGAGAAACAAAAAGAGATAAATTAGAAACAGAGAGATTTATTCAGTCCTTGAAGGACGGAAAATCTGGAAAAGGCGTTAACTGGAAAGATGCGTTGCTTCAAGTAATGGAAAGTAAAAAACCTTCTGAGGAAGTACGAAATATTATAGACGAATGTTTGGAGGAGGTACAATGAAAAACTTTAATTTTTATAAAGTAGAAGACCCCGAAGATTGTATTCGAATAAGAGAAATTCTTTATAAATTAGGGTACGATGTTACACTACGTGATGCTGAGGATATTTGGACTGCGTTTTCTGAGGATATGTGTGCTTGTTGGATAATTCTTCCAGAATCAGACGAAGAACTGGCTGCAAGTCTTACGGAGTATTTGAATGAAAACTTTTGAAGATTGGTTAATGGACAAAAGTCCTCAAATACGAAAAATGTCCCCTTTAGATCTGGCAAAAAAGGCCTGGAAAGAATCGAAAGAAGAAACCTTGAAATGGTTATTGTCCGAACGAGGAATGATGATGTCTGATTGGAACAAAGAGTATCTTGATACTTCTATAATTCATGAGGAGCTAAAAAATGAAAGTTAAATTTATAGGGTGTTCAGATTTACAAGTAAAGTGGGGAAAAGGTTCGGATCCTGGAAAAAATCTCATAATTGATCATGTATATGAAGTAGAAAGCATAGAAATGCATTCCTGGCATACTTTATACCAGATCAACGGCATCAACTATAATTCAGTCTGTTTTGAAGAGGTACAAGAATAATGTTTGGAAAGAATAAACTTTTAATTTTGGAAAAGGAAATAGATAAACTAAAAAAATCAATTTGCGTTCATCAGTATGTTTTTAAAAGAATTATACACTTAGAATCAGGCGAACAAGCATATATTTGGGCCGTGGGACAATCGAGGCGTAAAGTTCAAGCTTCCGATTTTGGAATTTTTGAATGCACTAAATGCGGTAAAATTTTAGAAAGAGCATTAACTGAAGAAGAAAAAGCAGCTATAAATCTTCTAAGCGGAGTACAAGATGAGTCAACTAATTAAAAAAGTAAAAGACCAACAAAGAACAATTCAAGACCTTCAAAAAGAAGCTGCTAGGAAACAGGGGAGAAAAGAACAGCTTCTTAAACAATTAAAATCTGAATTTGATGTTAATTCTCCGGAAGAAGCTGAAACACTACTTGCAGAATTTAAAGAGGTGAAAAAACAAAATGTGGAATCGCTTGAAAACATATCTAAAAAGCTGGAAAAAATCATCTCCTCCGCCCAAGCCGCAGAAGGGGCAGTTAATTAGAACTGGGCACGCTGTTATAGTAAAAGATAAATTATCTTCGGCTCCTAGATGGTTGACGTTTAACAGTGTCGGGGAGGAGGACGCTTTGCTCGATTTAAACGAACATTTGATTATACCAGCTACAGCTTTTAAAGTTGGAACAAAAGTAGAAATTTATGAGAAGGTAAGTGGTTGAAAAACATGCTCCTAAAAGAATACAAAACATTTCTATCAGATACTAAATCAAAGAAAAAGATATATTCTGAAAAGAAAGAATCTCTAACTTCTGAAATTTCAAATATAGAAATAGAAGTTGAAAATCTTCAAGAAGCTAAAGATATTGTCAGTGCTGCAGGTATTTTAGCTCAAGATAATACAAAACAACTCTTTGAATCTTTGGTTACTCAAGCACTTCAAACAGTATTCGGAGAGGAATATTCCTTTACATTAGAAAGTAGAATTTTCAGAAATCAACCTGAAATGGAAATGTTTGTTGTCGAGAACGGAGTCAAGTATTCGCCGAAGGATGAAAAAGGCGGAGCTATTATTGACATCATATCTTTCGCATCTAGAATAGTATCCTGGGCTATAATGGAGCCAAAGCTAGAAAATGTTTTGCTACTTGATGAGCCGTTTAAGTGTTTGCACAAGGACGTTCTTTCTTTTCTAGCTCAATTAATGCAAGATATTTCAGATCAATTGGGTATTCAAATTATTATGATCACACATGAAAGAGAACTTTCAAATATGTCTAATAGGCCAGATCAAGATAAAACCTTTGTTGTTAAAAAGATAGAAGCTGTAAGTATAGTGGAGAGAGTAAAATGAAGAAAGTCTTGTCAGTAGGAGGAATAAATTCAGCTATTCGTTCTATGGTCCGTCAAATAGGAACGTACCACGAAGATGTGATCACTTTTGTTATTTTACTCAAAGGCGGAATATTTGTAGGGTCGGACATACTCAAACATTTTATGGGGTGTGGGCCTATAGATTGTCGTAACAGAGATCTAGTAATAGGATTTTTAGGGCTTTCTTCATACCATAACGGGACAGAATCAAGTAGTAAGATTAAACTAACGTATCCTTTAGATCTTCCGAAAGAGTTTATCTCAGGAAAAAATATTTGGGTAATAGACGATATCTTCGACAGTGGTTTAACTTTAATGGAAGCAAAAAAGATTGTAAAAAGCATGGGAGCAAAATCTGTAAAAACAGCTGTTTTAGTTCGAAAAATGAAACCGAGAATAAAAAGTTGGAAATCTGAAGAAGATTTACCGGACGTTGTTGGATTTGAGTATCCTAGTGACGGATTTTTAGTAGGTTTCGGCATGGGTGCTGGCGAAAAATACCGGGGGCTAAATCAGCTATATGAGCTAGAACCGCATGAGATTAGGACAGAAGCTTAATCTCGAAAGAAATCGCAGTACAAGCAGACTCAGACCCCTTATTTGTGGAGATAAAGTATGAGAGTAATCGTAACTAGAAACAGTGGAAACGATATTGATATATGGGTTGGAGACGACCCTTCTCAACTGATCTGGTTTGATTATAATTATTTTCCGAAACTTTCCCCCAATGATTTTGATTATTATCAGGAGGGGAGATGGAATACAGATGTGAAACAATTCAAAAAATTCTTTGGATTTACTCCGAGAAAAAGATCGAAAAAGGTGTATGTATTAACTTTGGATGAACTTCAGAAATAGGAGAATAGAATGTTCGCTATAAAAAAGACATTTGAAGTAGCTATCTCACATAGTTTAACACTGCCATACGAAAGCAAATGCAGCTCTGACCATGGTCACAATCTTATTATTACGGTCTACGCTGCTTCCAGTGATGACTATGTAGAAAGAAACAACGGAATGGTTATTGACTTTACGGAAGTTACAAGAAAAGTGCACGATATTATTGACCACGAGTGTTTGAATAATATAGAAGGAATAGGATATGAAAAACCTTTCGAAGATCCGAATATAGATGTTAAG